TCTTGTTGAAAACCATGTCTATTTTATCATCACTGTCTTTACCTTTGTATTCAAAACCAACCGTCTTTTTCTTTTCAAAATATTCACGAAATTCCTTACCTGTACTCGTACCTAAACCCTTGTAATATTTGACATTCCAACCCTTTCCTTGCGCATTCGCATTTTTCCAGGTTTCATATTCGCCCTCATTATAAAACACCAATTCTTGTGTTCCCTTGCGTGCTTTCAATATAGGCGTATTCATAAATCCAATAAATCCGGGTATTTGAACTAATGACCCCCATTCGCTTTGAAACAAATTAATGACTAATCCTTTAATATGGCTCCCATCATGATCTTGGTCACACATAATCATCACCTTACCATACCGCAACGATTTTGCCACGTCTTCCGCGTTTTTATATACACGCCCTGATTCAAGACCGAGAATTTTCTTTATTTCCGCGATTTCCTTGTTTTCCGCGATTTTCTTGGTCTGCTCACCGCGAACATTCAAGATCTTACCTTTCATTGGATATACACCAATAACGTTACGGTCGTCCGACGATAAACCGGAAACAATGCCCGCCTTGGCTGAATCTCCTTCACAAAATATAATACTACATTGTGCTGATTTTTCAGTTCCCGCCCAGTTGGCATCAATCAGTTTCGGAATCCCGCGAATGCTTTTGGTCTTTGACCCGTCCGTTTTTTTAACTGCCTTGTTTTCTTTTACCTCCGTCAAAGCACACGCAGCATCCATGACACCCATTTTTGCGATTTTTTCAATAAACTTGTCAGAAACCGAACAAGTTGAACCGAATTTCGCGGATGGTGTATTCATAAAATCCTTGGTTTGACTATCGAATGCCGGATTTTCAATATCACATCTTAAGAATAAAATCAACTGTTCTTTAATACTATTTGCGTTTACTACGACTTTTTTCTTCTTTTCAATATAAGCGACTAATTTACGAGTAATTTGACCTAAAATATATTCCACGTGCTTCCCACCTTTTGCGGTATGAATACCATTGACGAACGACACTTGTATAAACTCGTGTGTCGGAGACAATGCCACCGCGTATTCCCAGCGTTCACCCGAATCTTCATATGCTCTTACCGACGACGAGTCTTCTTTTGACGATACTCCAATATACAAGTCAATATATTGTTGAAAATTCTTTACTGGGATCAAGTTGGAATTGTATTTTACCTTTAGGGACTTGTCGGTAACAGCAGCCACGTCATAGACGCGTTTTTTTAACAGGGAAATAATATCAGGAGTTAACCCAGCGATTCCAAGACGCGCATAATCAGGTTTAAATACGATTTTCGTATATGGTTTTGTTTTACATTTGGTGATTTTTGGTTTTTCAATGATATCCAAATTATTTTTGAATTCTTGAACATATTTCAAACCACGCACATGATCCACTGTTTCAACAGATCCATAAGTCGACCATATTAATACTAATTTAAAACCAAACCCATTCTTTCCACCGACTATTTTCTTTTCTGTTTTGTCATAATTCGTAGAAGTTCGTAAGTGACCGAAAATCAATTCAGGAATCCATATTTTATATTCGGGATGTTCCGCAATATCAATACCATTGCCATCATTCATCATAACAATTGTACCATCGTCTTGAATAGAAATATCAATATAATTCACTGCTAATGCGTTTTCTACTTTGTTTTGAATGGCTTGTTGCATACGAATGACGTGATCACGACAATTGACAATACCTTCATCAAACAGCTTGAAAAGTGCTGGTATATAAGAAATATTTTTCTCAACAATACGGGACTGGTCATCATTTAAAATCCATAAATCAGTTTCGACTTTTTCAACGGATCCAATATACGTATCAGGATTATCTAATATATGTTGTTTGTCGGTTTTTTGTTGATATTTGTTTGCTAATTCGTCACTGGTACTTGTCATATTAATTACGGGTATAAGTAAATAGTGTATATATGTTTAAGTCAAGGTTAGACATTATTTTGTTTCAATTTTTATATTTTCTATTTTTCTATTTTTCTATTTTTCTATTTTGTATTTTTTATATTTTTTGTATTTTTTATATTTTTTGTATTAAGAATATAACATATAAATATATATAAATAAACAAATGTCAAATTCATACGCGTCATTATATTTTAGACCCGGTATGAATAATTTAGAATTTCCCAAAAAATATCTAGATAACTCTACAGCATGTTGTTCAAAAAGTATAAAAACAACGACTTTTTATTTCAATAATGGTATTGTAGATGAAACCCAAACGCAAAGTCAACGCGCAGCGACTATTATTAATTATTATCCCGGGGGGCGAATAACTTTTGGAAATGAAAATATTGCGTATTCTAGACCCATCACCTTTTTAGGAAAAACCGAAGGACAACCGGGAGGATTAAATCGACCACCTAGAAATAAATTTTAGAATTAAATTATATTTATTTTAGTAACTTTAGTAAGTTTGTTTTTATTTATATTTAGAAATAAAAATAATTATTTTCTCTATTCATTTTATAATGACTCGTTTCTCAAAAGCAGCTGATGGACATTACCATATTCATGGACGCAAATTCCAAGTCTTGATTGGATCAAGAGCAGAAGTATTTCACGGTACCGCATTCAAGACCGCAGGTGGATTAACCAAGGTTGATTTAATTCAAAACAAGAATGGTCGTATTGTATCAAAAGTAAAACATGCTACCGCCAAGAAGGAAAAACGATTAGTCAAGGCAGGTTATGGCACCAAGAAGGGAAAATTCGGTTATGTCAAATTAACTGGCACCCGCAAATCCAGAAAATAAATCATATAAATTATAAATTAGATAAAAATAAATCGTAATTGACAAATTACATATAATAATTTGTCGATAAATACAAAATAAATTATACCACCTACTATTAACAGCATAACCAATCCAAACTAATAAATTTCTCGTATTGAATATAATGTGTAAAATTATAAAACAAATATTTTTCAAAGAACCGTTTATTTACACACCTGGAATCATTTTCCTTGACCTTTTCACAATAAAAATCGTAGACCTCGTCAAATGAAATCAAGGATTCACTGGTGCCTTTTTTTAAGCTTACTTCAGTGTAGTGTTTTTTATACATATTTAAATAATTGTCTACCTCACCAGTCTTGTCCCAGAGGGAACACGAAATATTTAGCACATATTTATGATCCACGATTTCAATAGTTGGATAAAAATGATGAATGATTTTCACTACATCGTGTTCGGATATGTTTCCTGTTTTTGAACTCAAATATGAACCGCTGTCGCATGTTTGGATCCATTTTTTGAATAAACTACATAATTCATCGATTTCAAAATCGTTTTCAAATTTGTCCAGTGGCAAAACTTGAATACTTGTATCCCAAAAATGAATGAAATCGCTTACATAAGGGGTGTATTTGCTTATTATATTCAAATAACAATCACCATTGTCATCATATTGATATTTTTCTTTTAAAAGTGTCTTCAAATGGTTTGAATAAATCATATTGGGTAATGAACATTGTGATATATAATTTTTCCATAAATAATGCATATTTTTCCAATTGATGGAAGACGCGAGTCCTCCATTACCAGTATATTCCATACTTTGAATACATGTATTACAAAAATTATCCACAATGACTTGTTGAGTATTGTTTTTGAAATATAGCGTATATTTTTTGATTTCTTCGTCATCTACCTTGTTATGAATATACGTTTCAGAATCGTCATACCGGTTTGAATAATGAACCGCAACACACAACAAGTCTAACCCAATGTTTTTTAAAATATTTTTCCATATATCCACCTGAACGGTATCATTCATGTTTATAATTCGACATTTTTCAAATGAATAAGTCTCATGATATTTCGTCATAAAATTGAATGTCGGATTTGTAAACCCGGTGGTGATGTATATGATGTTTTCCAATTCTGTCAGTATTTTTTTTACCGATGGTTTAATAAAAAAAATCAAGTCCGCGTTTTTTTTCAATATATTATCACCTAAAACAGCGAGAAAATATTTTGCCTCTGCTTTTGTTTTAAATAACCCCGTCGGATACAAATGATTCAAGACGTTTTGGATGGTCTCTGGTTCAGGAACACACTTGAATAAATGACGGTCTTTGATTTGTTTTATAATATTCACTTTTGTCTTGTATTTCCATTGAACCAATACACCATCTTTTGAAATATTGGTCAACAGCTTATGTTGTATATGGTCTTCCTTTACAGACGCAAATGTATTGTTGGCATATTCATAAAAACAATTATTATTGGGTAAATAATAATAGCGATTTTTACTCAAGAATACTTGGATAAATATTTGTTGTTCGCTCGTCAAAAAATCGTTTCTTTTGATTTTCTCCTGGTGCGTCTTGTCTTCATTATCAAGTGTAGTTGGTAATATATTTATTAAATGATACTGAAGACGCTGGGTCATATAGGTATCGCCATAATACTTTTCAAATAATTGATACACATTATTAATGGCATATGCCTTTGTTTCGTCATTATGATTGAAGGGTCTGAGTGTTTTATGATTGTTGGGGTTTCATGTGTGGTTTGATCCATTTTATATTTGCGAATCACAATTATATAATGTTGTTGTTAATTCTTTAAATCACTTTACATATATATTTTGATGTCTATCATAGTTTTCTCTCTTTGACATCAAAATATAAGATTAAAAACAGTTAAAATATTTATAAAATATAACAAAACAAAGACAATTATAACCATTTGTAAGGTCCATCACCTTTTATTTCTACCTCATTTTTGTTTGGTTCAACAGTGAAGGAGAGACGTTGTCCATAGACATTCCAATAAAACGCGCCATTGACACCATGGACCAAGAATTTATTCGCGGAAACTTCCGTTGCGAAATATTGAGGTTTATATATGTCTCCATCATAAATAGGTGTCAATTGAACCGTTAAATTCGTCGCCAATTTATCAACATAATCTGGTAATTCAATCACGACCGATTCATTATTGGTGATGACACCTTTGCCTCTGTAATAGACGCCGGCTTCAGGTCCCTCCAAACAACCATGTACAAGCAATTTATCTTGGTCTTTTGGATGGTCAATCACAAAAGATTTCACGGAACTCCATGCGGATCCGGTAGAAATCTGTAATCCAGCTGCCCCGGCAATCGTGGTATTATAATAAAGGGACCCAGTTATTCCAACAGATGGAGATGATGAATAATTACCAAGACGTAATAACCCACTAACGCCTACAAATCCGTTAAAATATTTATCTCCTGAAAAAGTTTGACCAATAGCTGTCATTAAACCAGGATTTGTTGAAGTAGCACTTCCTAATTGTAAATACCTGTCACTAGTCAGTGTCGCACCATAAGGTAATCCATTCGCACCTATAGTGGTGACGCCGTTAAAACTATCATTATATTCTGTTAAAAGACTTGTCCATGTTGCGCCAACATATTCACCACCCACAGTCGCGCCTAAATAAAGTTGTAGCGCGTTCAAACCTGTATCAAAATACATACTTCCTGGATTATAACCACCCCATGTTGATGTTGGACCATTGTCAAAATTAGCGGCAACAAATACATCTTGGAAATATTTTGTACCCGCGACAAGTTGATCTGTAGCAGTTAATAAACCCGGATTCGCATTATCCGCTGGTGCTAATTGTAAAGAAATCAACCCAGTATCACTGGTTATTAAAGTGGCGCCATAAAGCCAACTCACATCTGCGACCGGTGCGATATCAAATAAAGTCGCACCAGTCGCACCAATTTCACCTCTTGGACCAACTAGAGCAACTTTGGCACCGACTTCCCATGTGGCAGTTTCGTCATTTACATTTTGTATATTTATAGTGGTTCCTGTATCATCTATTTGGGTTATTAAAAAATATGCGGTATTTGTTGAAGTACATACAATGGTAATATAACATCCAACCGACAAATATTTTGTATTACAATCAGCGATGATACAATATATTCCTTCATCTCCGGGGTCTAGACCGTTTGGTTCACCGGTTGCCATAACAGTTACAACTAAAGGACCGGGTGGTCCAACATATTTTTTACACTTTTTTTTACAACAACATGGTTTTTTATAGCATTCATTACAACCATCATCGTCGCTACTACTACTGCTAGATGAACTATGACATTTGTTTTTTTTGTGTTTTTTGTGTTTTTTTAATTCACCTAAACTAATTGTATTATTAGATGAATTTTTATGACTTTTATGATTTTTTTCCATTATATATTTAACGCGTAAAATATTTTTATATAAGTACAAAAATATTTTTAAAATCAACATTTGTTTTAATTAACCGGTGTTACCGTTGCTGTCATTCTTACACTATAAGTGTTAGTAGATACACTTGCCGGATTTACATAAACATTTAGATTATGATTTTGTATACCTGTTACTCCGTTATATAATAAATAATCAGTAACTGTTCCGGTATATGAAAATGTTCCGGCTCCGGATGAGAATGATGTTAAATAAAATGGGGTTGTTACTATATTTCCTGTATTACCAAATACACTAGGATAAATTGTACCTGAAGAAGGAACGTCTGAAAAATTAAATGAAATATTTGGAGTGGATGTTAATGCTACGGATCCAGAAATATAGACAGATGCCTGAACAGCATAAACTGATCCAGGAGTTAAAGAACCCCCAATAGGTATTTGATATGGAATTGTCGTTGAAATAGACCCCCCTGATGTTAATTGTCCATAACCACCCACACCGAGTGGTCCTGCGGGTCCTGCGGGACCGGTTGATCCAGGAATACCTTGTACTCCTTGTGGTCCCATTGGTCCTTCTCCACCCGTCGCACCAGTTGGACCGAGACCCCTCAAATCACAACATTTTTTTGATCCTAAATATGTTAAATAACCATTTGACAGTGACATATATATAATTTAGTAAAATTATATTTATTTATAAATTT